TTATTGCCGCTGCCGCCGATGCAGCTGCTGGAGCGTGTGCAACAGACCGAGGGCGAACAGCATCAGCATCGCGCCGAACACGCACCAGAACACCGCGCTGGTGGCGTAAGCCAGCTCCTGCCAGAACGAATAGGACGGCGTCAGCCAGAAGTGACGGATCAGCAGGCAGAGCGGCAAGGCATAAAGCGCCCCCAGCAGCGGACACAGCAGCCGCTTGCGGCTCGACAGATAGCTGGCGATCGCGCCGGGGATCACAAACAGCAGCAGGCCGGTTTCCCCGTGGTGCTCATGATCCGTGCTGCCGAACAGGCCGGTTTGCTGGCCGAGAAACACCAGGTTGAACAACAGAAAACAGCTGAGAATGCCCAGCCAATATCGATAACTCGTCATGCGAATTCTCCCCCGCCCAATTACCGCATCAATAGAAATCAGCCCGGCCACCCGTTAGGTGACGCTGAACCGAATTTTTTCCTTGGTCAAAAGAGAGTTAAATGCGCACGGCGGCGCAGGAAATCAGCTTTCTGTGCTGGCTGTCATCGGTCATAGCGTCTAGAATGAACGCCGCCGAACGATGGTTCGCTTCGCTTTCTGCTGGTGGTGATTTATGACGTCGTTTTAAGGCTGAATTTATCTCTTATAGTTATCTATATCAAGCACTTACTGGTAAACAATAAGTTATCCTCCGTGAACATAAACGTCGCTAGTTTGTTAAACGGTAACTACATTCTGTTACTGTTCGTGGTACTCGCGCTGGGGCTGTGCCTCGGTAAACTCCGTCTGGGCTCCGTCCAACTCGGTAATTCCATTGGCGTTTTAGTGGTTTCCCTGTTGCTCGGCCAGCAACACTTCGCCATTAACACCGAGGCGCTGAATCTCGGCTTCATGCTGTTTATTTTCTGCGTCGGGGTGGAAGCCGGGCCTAACTTTTTCTCGATTTTCTTCCGCGACGGTAAAAATTACCTGATGCTGGCACTGGTAATGGTCGGTTCGGCGATGGTGATCGCCATCGGTCTCGGCAAGCTGTTCCACTGGGACATCGGCCTGACCGCCGGCATGCTGGCCGGCTCGATGACCTCCACGCCGGTGCTGGTGGGGGCCGGCGATACGCTGCCCAACACCATCGTCAACGGCCCGGCGCTGCTGGCGGCGCAGGATCATCTGAGCCTCGGCTATGCCCTCACCTACCTGATCGGTCTGGTCAGCCTGATTTTTGGCGCGCGCTACCTGCCGAAGCTGCAGCACCAGGATCTGTCCACCTCCGCCCAGCAAATCGCTCGTGAACGCGGCCTGGACACCGACAGCCAGCGCAAGGTCTACCTGCCGGTGATCCGCGCCTACCGCGTCGGCCCCGAGCTGGTGGCCTGGGCCGACGGCAAGAACCTGCGCGAGCTGGGCATCTACCGCCAGACCGGCTGCTACATCGAACGCATCCGCCGCAACGGCATTCTGGCCAACCCGGACGGTGACGCGGTGCTGCAGGTGGGCGATGAGATCTCGCTGGTCGGCTACCCGGACGCCCACGCGCGGCTGGATCCGAGCTTCCGCAACGGTAAGGAAGTGTTCGATCGCGATCTGCTCGACATGCGCATCGTGACCGAAGAGATCGTGGTGAAGAACAGCAACGCAGTGAACAAACGCCTGAGCCAGCTGAAGCTGACCGACCACGGCTGCTTCCTCAACCGCGTGATCCGCAGCCAGATCGAAATGCCGATCGACGACAGCATCGTGCTCAACAAAGGCGACGTGCTGCAGGTGAGCGGCGACGCGCGCCGGGTGAAGAGCGTGGCGGAGAAAATTGGCTTTATCTCGATTCACAGCCAGGTGACCGATCTGCTGGCGTTCTGCGCCTTCTTCATCATCGGCCTTTTGATCGGCCAGATCACCATACAGTTCAGCAACTTCTCGTTCGGCATCGGCAACGCCGCCGGCCTGCTGATGTCCGGCATTATGCTCGGCTTCCTGCGCGCCAACCACCCGACCTTCGGCTACATTCCGCAGGGGGCGCTGAACATGGTGAAAGAGTTCGGCCTGATGGTGTTTATGGCGGGCGTAGGCCTGAGCGCCGGCGCCGGCATCGGCCACAGCCTGGGCGCGGTCGGCGGCCAGATGCTGATCGCCGGGCTGATCGTCAGCCTGGTGCCGGTGATTATCTGCTTCCTGTTCGGTGCCTACGTGCTGCGCATGAACCGCGCCCTGCTGTTCGGCGCGATTATGGGCGCCCGCACCTGCGCACCGGCGATGGAGATCATCAGCGATACCGCGCGCAGCAACATCCCGGCGCTGGGTTACGCCGGCACCTACGCCATCGCTAACGTGCTGTTAACGCTGGCGGGTTCACTCATCGTGGTGCTATGGCCGGGCATACTCGGCTGATCGATTAGCGGGAGAGATGGATCGGCGATAAAAATATTTTGATTTTTTTGTCGCCGGCCAGAACTTTCGTTGGGGGCCGCAGTCTGAATTAGTGCCACTGCTTTTCTTTGATGTCCCCATTTTGTGGAGCCCGATAATCCCGCCTTTTAGGTTCAAGATTATCGGGTTTTTTGTTGCCTTGAAAAAATATCCTTATAAAACAATGCCACACAAAGCACATAACTACCCTGTGGCGACAAAGTGGCGACAGCCATTTTACGGGCATAAAAAAACCTGCTTTCGCAGGCTTCTTGTTAAATCCAAAGTGTTCCCTGATTGCTTCGGGTTGGGTGTGGCGGAGCGATATCAACTTTGCCCGGTGATACGATCTGCCGCTGAATAGATTCCAACGTCACAAAAGTACAACTGCAATTTATGTTTTGGCATTGATGATAACGCTCTTTAGTATTCTCACTTAGATAGCGGCTTGTGCGGGCATGGGCGGCAGTTCGGCAAAGCGGGCAATGCATCATGTTGATATTCCCTTCTCAATCTCTCATTTGTCGCGATAATACTCCGCCCGATCGAGAACAAAACTACCTTTAAGTGAATTTACAAAACATCAATTCACATTACGAGACTTCATAAATCACATCCGACAGCAAAACTTCAAACTCCAGTGCCGTCGTAAAACCGCCGTTACTCAAATTGTGCGTAACTTTGCTCACTATCCAGTCTTGCGCATCGATCGCCGCTTTAAACCCGCTGACGCGTACCGGCGTTTCCGGGGTGATGTTGGCCCGGCCCATCGCCAGCGACAGTGAAAACTCAGCCACACCGCGCTGAAGCTTTTCCCACTTGGCCTGTGCTGCCCGCATCGCGGCGGCCTTGGTGGCGTAAATTTTGGTGATCGCAAACACGTTATCGTCAGCCCCCACCAGATAGTCGCCTTTCGCCGCCTCCGCCGGTTTCCCCGGTTTTTTACTGCTGCCCGGCTTCGCCTTCGGGTGTTGCAGCGCGCGCAAATGCTGCTCTTTTGGCTTGCGCTGCAGCTTCACTTTCTTCGGCTTCGGCTGTTTTGTGTTGAGCCAGCTCGCCGTAACGCCGGTGTAGGCATCCCGATCGGCAATGCTGAAACTGTGCTGATCGCCATCCTGCCGGGTGATGGTATACACCGGCAACGCCTTCCCGCCTACCGTGGCGCCGTTCCCCGGTCGCAACAACAGCAGAGCGCCATTTTTCACCGCCGCCACCGCGCCGTTGAGCGTTGCGAGTCGGGTAATAAATGCCGCGTCCGTCTCCTGCGTCTGGTCGATATGGCTGATTTTGATGGTGCCCAGACCGGCGGCCAGCGAGGCTTTCAGCTTATTGCGCGCAGCCACCTTCTGCACAATGGCGCCCAGGGTGGTGTCGTGGTAGGACTCATCGCGCCGGGTGTTCAGCGAACCGCGAAAATCCGCACTACGCGCGCGAATAGTCAACGTGTCCGGCGCGCCCCGGTGTTCGACCTCATCGACCGTAAACTGGCCTTTTGGCGTCAATGGCGAGCCTTGCCAGCCGAGCGCCAGCGACAGCACCGCATTGCGCTGAGGCATCGCCATCAGTCCGTCGCTGTCGTCCAGCTCGATATCGAGCTGGTCGGCCTCAAAGCCCCGGTTATCCGTCAGCGACAGCGAAATCAGCCGCTTGCGGATGTTCTGCGTGATGTCGTTATCCTGCAGCAACAGCGAAAAATCCGGGGCAACTCGCGCCCCCGCTGGCAGGCTTACGCCGGTGATCATGATAACAATCCTCCCATAGCACCGGCGGCCTTCCCGGCCATCTCTCCGGCTTTATCGTACAGCTCCCCGGCCTGCTGGCGCAGATCGCCAAACATCGCCGACAGGGATTCATCGACCCGCTTCAGGTTGAGCGTGAACTCTGTGCGTCGCGGGCTGCCGTCGGCGAAAAACTCGGAGTGCGTTTCAGAAATCGACTCGATCACAAACATGCCGTAAATCGTGCCGGTGCCTTCAATCAGCGGCCACGCCCGGCCCTGCTCGGCCATCAGTTGCAGCGTCAGCAGTGACCAGCGGCCGCCGGTGATCTCCGGCAGCAGCACCCCGGACAGCGTGATTTTTTCCTCATCCATCCCAAGAAATTGCGCCGCCGGGCGCAGGCCAACGCGGGCGTTGCTCGGCCAGCGATATTCCGCGTTGCGGCTCATGGATTGATACGGCAGCGTCTGCAGCATAAAAACAAACAGGCCCAGCGTTAACATCATGGTTTTACCCTTCGTAGTTCATGCGGCTGCGCGCGGCGGCCGCGTGTTTGCGTCGTTCGGCCTCAAGCTGGCGCGAGACTTCGCGCGCAATAGATGCCGCGTCTTGGCCGGGGGCGCCGTACACCTGAATCGTGATCGGGGCTGGCGCCGTAGCGGGTGCGGCAGCCGGGGCCGACGCCATCACCGGCGTTGACAGCGATAACATCGCCGCCGACAGCGCCGCCGTTTTCCGGCGCCCGGTGACGTTGGCCGGGCCGTTGACAATCTCCGGGCCACGCTCGCCGACGATGCCGAACTGGCCGCGCGGGATAATGCCGCCCTTGTCGAATGCCCCTGCATAGCCCGGCCCCGGCATCAGCTCAGGCGCCGGGCGATTGTATGAAATCGCCGGGTTAACCTCCGCCTCATCGTCGCCAAACTTCATCCAGTCCGGCAGCATATCCGTGAGACTGGAAAACTTGTCTTTCAGCGCCTGCCAGCGCTCGCTAATGCCGTCGATGACCCCGTTAATCATGTTCATCCCGGCTTCTTTGAACTGCCCCGGCAGCGCTTTAGCGCCGTTTACCAGCCCCTCCCATTTGCCATTAAGCCAGCCGGTCAGCCGCTCCCATGCCTGAACCGTGGCGGCGCTCAGCGCCAGCCATGCCGCGTTAACACGCTCGCCTATGGTGTCCCAGACAGCGGCGGCACGCTCCGCAATGCCGCTCGCAACGCCCCAGATGCCGGTCAGCAGGCCGGGCAATCCGCCCAACAGCTGCAGCGGCAGGCTCAATCCGGCCGCGATCCATTCACCGAACATGCGCCCATAGCGCGCGGCGGTCTGGAGTTCGGCCTGTGAAGATTTCACCGGTTCGATCAGCTTGCCGAACCACTGCCAGACGTTGCGCACCATGTTCAGCAGCGGCGTAAATGCGCCAGCCAGCGGGACAAGCGCGGCGCGCATCGGCGCGAAAGCGGCGCTGAAGCCTTCGCCGACACCCGTTAAAAAGGCGCTGATAGGCTCCCAATATTTACGGATAGTCAACGCCACACCGGCAATCACCGCCGCCGCCGCGACCACCGGCAGGGTGATCACACTGAATGCGGCCGCAATCCCGGCACCAACGGTGGTAAAGACCGTTCCCAGCAGCCCGGCCCCGGCGATCAACATGTTGACCCCGGCCATCACCGGCCATGCGATAAGGCCCAGCGCAGCGAGGCCACCGATCAGGGCCGTGACGCCCGCTGTGACTTTCACCAGCGTGCCGACCAGCTCAGGATTGGCCTTCACCCATGCCCCGGCCTTGGTGAGCCATTCGGTGGCGGAAACCGTGAGTTTGCGCAGCGCTGAATTCTGGCCGTCGAACACCTCAATGCGAACATCTTCCCACGCCGAAAACAGGTTTTTCAGGTCGCCGTCGAGGTTGTCCACCTTCACTCGGGCAATCTGAGCCGTAGCCCCTTTTGACTGGGTGACGGTGCTGTGTTTTTCGCTCAGCTTGCCGTTACCGGCGGCGTCAATCAGCTTGATAGCGCCTTTCATCGCCTCTTCGCCGAAAATGACTTTCAGGTATTCGGCCTGCTGCGCGGTGCCGAGCTTGTTGGTTTTAAACGAGCCGTTAATTTTCTTGAGGATGTTCGCGATCGGCAGCATGTTCCCTTTGCCGTCCTTGGTTTTAACGCCCAATTCTGACAACGCATCAGCCGCCTGCCCGACGGGTGCCTGTAACCGCGTGAACATCGCGCTGGCCGCCGTACCAGCCATAGACCCCTTAATGCCGTTATCGGCCAACACGCCCAGCAAGGCGGTGGTGTCCTCGATACTGGCCCCGGCCGCCTCGGCGATCGGCGCGACGTACTTCATCGCCTCGCCAAAATCCATCAGGTTACTGTTCGAGCTGGTGAAGCCTTTGGTCATCACGTCCGCGACGCGCTGGATCTCGTCTATCGGCATGTTAAACGCCGATTGCATGTTGGTGATGATGTCGGCCGCGTCGGCGATATCCAGATCGGAGGCCAGAGCGAGATTGACCGTCGATTCGGTCGATTTCAGAATGGCATCGCCGTTAAAGCCGGATTTCGCCAATACGGATTGTGTGCGGGCGACGTCCGTCGGCGAAAACGCAGTGGTGGCGCCAATATCCCGCGCCTGCTGGCGAATAGCGGCCAGTTGCTGGTCATTTTTCGCCAGCCCTAACGTGGCTTGCGTGTCTGACATCTGCCTGTCGAACTGCACCCCCGGCGCAATAAACGCCCCTTCAGCGACCAGCCCGGCGGTAGCGATACCCAGCCCGGCCGCGCTGGTATTACGGACAGCCGCGGTTGCCGATTGCCCGGCCCGGTAACGCGCGCCGACGCGATTAACCTGCTCTTGTTTCTTGCTCAGGCGATCCAGCTCGCCGCGCTGGCGGCCAAGCGCTGTCGTGGCTTCGCTGGCGCTGGCCTTCAACCGGCGCTGTTCTGCGCTCAGATTCCGGGTGGCGATGCCGTCAGCGTTGAGCGCGTCACGCTGGCGCTGCACCGACTGGCGCAGGCCGTTGTATTTCGTTTGCAGCTCGGCGGCGGCGCGCTTTGATGCCTCCAGCAAGCGCGCTTGCTGCGCCGTGGGCTTTTCCGTCGCCTTGAACTGGACGGCCAGCGCGGCCGCCTCTTCCTTGGCTTTCTTCAGTGCCTTGCCGGTAACGGCAAGCTGTCCCTGCGCCCTGCGAAATCCCTCAATCCGGGCGCTTTGCGCGTCCAGCGCCTTGAGGGTTTGCTGCGTGGTTTTGATGTCACCGGCAAGCTGTTTGCTTGCCTGTTGGATACTCTTTAGCGGGCGGGTGGCTTGGTCTACGGCCTTCAGCAGCACCTGTAGCTGCAGGCTTTTACTCATCGTGATTAACTCCGCTGCGTTGCAGTGCCTTGTGGCGCCAGTTCAACAGCTCCGTGAGCGTCATTCCGGCCATTTCAGACGGCGGCCAGTGGAAGATCACCGCGATGTCCGCCATCAGGTCATCAACGCCCAGCCGGGCGTCGGGGATTACGCCGCCGAGTTCGGCGACAAAAAACCGACCACTTTCCCGGCCAGCGCCACCAAATCCGGCAATTCCAGGCGCGCGCATTCTTCTTTTGTCAGGTTCGGCACGGTCACACGCGGCAGCACAACCAGCAGCGCGTCAACGTCGGCGTTGGCGATCGCCGCCAGCCCGACGCCGCGCAGCGCGCCCGCGTTAGGTTTAATCACCTGCACCTCGGTGATGGTGGTTTCACCGCGCTGGATCGGGGTGTCGAGGGTAACGGTATTTTCTTTTGCGTCTTTCATGGTGTTCTCTCAAATCATGGGAAAAGGGCCAGCCCGGTGGGCTGGCACAAAAATTACAGGCCGATCGCCTTGCGATGCTCGGCCAGCCGGTCAACGCCGTTGACATTTTCGACCATATTCACGGTATCGACCTCGATCAGCTCTTTGCCGTCCACGGTCAGCTTGAAGTAAGTACACTCGGTGGAAACCTTGGTTTCGGTGTCCTCGCCCTGTTTGTACTCGCCAAAGTCAATTTCTTTGTGGCGACCACGCATCACCACTTCCACAGCGGACACCTCGCCGGTGTCGTCACGCTGGAATGACCCGGCAAAGCGCAGCGGCACGGCATCGACGGCGCCCCACTGCTTCAGCACCAGCTCATCAATGCCGCCCATCGACCACTCAACGGCCAGCGCGTCATCGTCCAGCCCCATATCGATGGAGGCCGCACCGTTCATGCCGCCGCCCCGGTATTTCTCCAGCTTGCGGGTGAGCTTCGGCAGCGTCAGCGAGGACACGACGCCCATATAGCTGTAGCCGTCGTTGAACAGGTTCAGGTATTTCAGTTTTTTCGGCAGTGCCATGTTCTAACGTCTCCTTTAGCGGTTCACGGATGCCGCAAACGTCGCAAGATAGCGATCGGTGATGCGCTGGCGCAGGGTTAAATCTTCCAGCGGTGGCACCGGCGTGTAGTCGTAATCGATAAACAGCTTTCCCGCCTTCAGGGTTGCGACAGTGTTGGCGCTTTCGTCGTACCAACAAGTGCCGTCGATAATCAGCCCTGCGGATTTCAGCTCGCGGAATTTCGCGTTGATACCGTCAATCATGTCGCGCACCAGCGTAGGCGTTACCGGGCGGTCAACAGCCCATAGGTGCGCCTCGGCCATGGTATCGGCCAGCACCTGCGCGGTGCGGGTGTAGTTCTCGAACAGGAACAACGGATCATCGGAACAGGTGCGGGAACCCCAGAATTTAAAGCCGTCTTTGCGGATCAACGTGGTGACGCACGCTTGGTTTAACAGGTCGGCATCGGTGCCGGGCGCCTGCAAATCCCAGAACACGCTGGCGGTGATGCCGGTCACGCCGTTAACACCGACGTTTGAAAGCGTCTTATGCCAGCCGGTTTCCGTGTCGATTTTGGCACGCAGGCCCAGCGCGCGGGCGGTGGCATAGGCGATGTCGCTCTGGTTGGCGGTGGTGTTCCAGCTGACAAAATCCGGCCAGATCAGCATCAGCTCGCGCTGGCTGAAATTGTCGCGGTACTTAATCGCCTCTTGCACGGTTTTGCAGCCGTAGGCACTGATATAGCCGAACGCGCGCAACTGCTGGCAAATCCCGGCCAGCGCCGTCGCGACCTCCTGATTATCCAGCCCCGGCACGCCGAGGATGCGCGGCTTAACGCCCAGCTCAGCCTGTGCAGATAACAGCGCTTTCATGCCGGTGTAACGGCCTTCAGCGTTCGCGCCGCCGATGATGTTGGAGGTGGTTTCCGCAGCGTCTTTGCCGGTGGCAACGCGAACAACCACCGTGACCGGCTTCGCCTGTTCGGCGATCGCCCGCAGCGACGCCGCCAGCGTGCCTTTTTTACCGGCCTTGCCGGAGGCGGCCAGCACATCGGTGATAAGTACCGGGGTATCGAGCGGGAAAACCGACGCGTCGGCATCCTCCGCCGTGCAGACCATGCCGACGATTGCCGTCGATACGGTGGAAATAACGCGGGTGCCGTCGTTGATTTCGACGACGCGCACGCCGTGATGATAATCGCCCATTAATTTTCTCCGAGTGGTGAGTAGGTGCAGGCATGATGACGCCCGGCGCGCCGGGCCGCACGCGGTGGGTGCTGGAAGGCCGACCAGACAACAGGCCGGGCCGGATTGGGGGATTTTGGAGGGAATAACGATCGCTCGCGCCGATCAATAACGCTGTATTGATCTATGCAATCAATTGGACGGATTTTAGCCGGGCGGGGTAATGTCGAAAGGTAGATGCGGCAACATCAGGGAATACCGCAAATACAAAAGCCCGCATCGCTGCGGGCTTTTTTCTTAGGCGCCGGGCGCCACCGGCCAGTCAATATCCGGGGCTGACATATCAAGACGATTCAGCGTCACACGGTATTTTTTCCAGTCCGCCAACAGCGCTTTTTCTGCCTCGGTCGCCATATCCAAATCAACAGCATCCTGAAGCGGCGCAATAGCCGCGCCCGCTATCGCCAGCAATTCATTTTTTCTGGCTTCAGCCCTCGCCATCTTTTCTTCTGCGGAATAGGCGCGCGGGCTCACCTTCTTACCGTCAAAGACCCACTCACCATTAGCCAGACAGCGCTTTGGCAGTTTCGTTGGGTTCAGCTCAATAACCGATAAGCCAATCGGCCACAGCATCGACACATCGCTGTTAATCGCGCAGATAATGCCGCTTTCGTCATAAGCCAGTTTTACGGTGTCCGGCGAAAACAATTTTTGCGCGGCGTACCAGTCAATACCGTTATCATCCTGAAGATAAATCACGTTCTCGCCGAGGAATAATTCTTCCGGCGTGTATCGCTTCAAATTCTTAATGTGTTGCATTTTACACCGTTCCAATTGTTGCCCATGTGCCGTTAATCAGCACCTGAACCGCTGAATAAGCGCCCCAGATTGAGGGGTTGTAGTTTGAGCCGGACATACCCGTATAAACACAGCCCGACGGTAAATCGATGCGCCCGCCGGTATCCGCAATAACCGTGCGCCCGGCCATGCGCACACCCTGAACCAAATTCTGATAGGCCCAGTTCTGCGCATTGTTCTGCGCAGCCGAGATATTTTGATTAAGCCAGTTGCTGAGGTATCCGCCCCATGCTGACCCCTGTACGTTTCCGTCCGGATGCCACGTTGTCCCGCTGGATGTGGTGATCGCAGGCCATTTACCGCCGATATGAATACCCGACTCAAAAGCGGCGGCGCCGGTTCTGACATCCACAGAGAACGGACGCAGGGCGTTGAATGTGCCGTATTGGTCATTTTCGTTTGTCAGCAGCAGATAAAGCCGGTTGCCGTCATTGCGCCAGAAGGAACCGAACCCGCCGCCGACCATGCGATAATTATCAATATGGGTAGATTGGATCTCCGCACTGGCCTTTAGCGTTCCGGTTAACTGCCCGCCGGTCTTCGCAAGATAGCGGCCATCTGCTTCGGTTTTATTCCAGGCATTAACGTCACCGGCCAACAAATTGACATCAGCGGACAACGGCTTACCGTTCACCTTGATAGAGCGCAGCGCGTATTTCTGCGCGGCTTGCGCGTCGGTCAGCGCGCCAACATCAGCAGCCGTTGGCTTGTAGTGTGTCGTGTACACCTGCGCCCAAGCTTTAGCCGTCGCCGGATTATCTTCCCGAGGAGAACGTAGCCAAAATTCCGTATTACCCGAGCCGATCGCAAATTGGACATGCCGGTATTTGTTGAGTTTGAACGTCATCAAATTACCGAGATTGCCTTTAGTCAGTGGATAGCCGACTGATTTATCGCCGAGCTGTTCAAGCGTGAAACCGTCCGGACGTGTGATGTCACTGTCAGCATTCGTGGCCTGCAAGCCTTCACTGGGGAAAACCACGCGCGGCAACGCAAGCGCCCCGCTCATGGTGTCGCCCGCCCGTTTCACAAAGCGCCCATCGGCTTCGGTTTTGTTCCATGCGTTGACATCCCCCGCCAACAGATTGACATCCCCGCTCAACGGTTTGCCGTTCACCTTGATGGATCGGAGCGCATATTTCTGCATAGCCTGCGCATCCGTCAGCGCACCGGTTTCTTGCGCGGTAGGCGGTTTCGCCGTCGTATAAATACGCGGATTTGCTCCCTGATTAGCTTCAGCGCCCCAATGCAGCTCGTCATCGATCCCCATACCAAGGCGCATTAACGCCTTTCCGGCGACTTGGAAACCGATTGATAAATTACTTTGTGCTGAAGGGCGGCTCATGACCAACGGCGTATGCTGGTTTCCCTCAATACTCAGTGAATCCCCATCCGTTTCAGCGCTACCGGGCTTAATAGCAAGTTTTTTAACCGTGCCGCCGGACAGCATCAGAAAACGACCGTCAGCTTCGGTTTTACTCCATGCACCGACATCGGCGGCCGTTGGTTTATAATCCGTGGTGTAAATCCGTGACCACACCACCCCATTTTCCGGCCGGTTAGAACGGCCAATAAAGCCGTGCCCCAACCCCGACACGCTGACATAGCCCGTTGAGGGTGCGGCATCGCAAGGCAAGCTCAGCACCCCGGCGGCAATATTTCCAGCGATCGGCGGCTTGTTCTCAGAGGTCGCATTCAGCCGGTAAATTTGCGCAGTGTTGCAATAAGCGTTATCGAAAGCCCGTGCGCCCGCGCCCAGACCAAACGCACCGACCTCCATCAACTGCCCGCCCTCTACCCCGACGTTTTTCGTCGCGGCCGTACCTAACGCCAGATTGCCACGCGCGGCGGCCTTGTCGGGCAAGTCGGACAGATTGGCGGCCTTTTTCATGCTGGCATCGCTGACCGTTTTAAGCGCCTTCGGCGTGCTGGCTTTCGTTTCGTCGGTGCTGGTTGTCGCGCTGCTCAACTGTACCAGCCCTTTCGCTATGGTGCTGGCAGCAGGGTGATTGCGGGTTTTCTCATGCGCGGCGATCGCCTCAGCCACAAAATCTTTTGTCGCCAGCACGGTGTCATCACCGGCGATCACCTGAATCGCTTCGGAACTGCTGACAATCAAAATCATGCGCAGCGTCTGCGTGCGCCCGGAGCCTTCTGCCAGTTTCGGCTTGTAGCTCTCCGCCATATTGCTGACGGCAATCAGCGTCCCGGCCTCGTCATAGAGGCCCATTTCACGCAGCCACCACCCGCCCTCGTTCGCCGGAATAATCATTTCGGCCAGAATGTGATTTTTCACTGCCTTATCAATAGCCAGCCCATTGAGCGCCGCACGGTATTTCTCATTGACGAGCGTTGTTTGTGCCGGGTTAGGTGTCGGCAGCGTGCCGTTTCCGTCGCCGACGGCCATAGAGACGATTTTCAACTGCGTGCCGCCCGCGCTGGCGGCGGCAATCTTGGCCGCCCCGGCGGTGGTAATAATCGCTTTGTATTTGCTCATGGTTTTCTCTTATCCGGGGTAAACGGTAATGACATCGCCATCAATAGCGGCCGCGCCGGTGTAAATCCGGCCGGGGATGTCCTGCAAAATGTTGAGGCCGATCAGGTGGCGGCTCAGGGGCTTGGCGTCGGCGATAAGGCGCTCCATTTCATGATACATTTCCTCGGTGATGCCGGTTTCAAGTACGCCAATATCCAGCCGGAACGTGCCGGGCGGATCTGCGCCGTCGGTGTGGAACCATTCGATAACTTTGATCAGGTAGCCGAGCGGCTCCACCACGCGGCGCACGGCGCCGATGGTGCCCTTGTGCCGGTGAATGTAGAACGCAGCCGAAACCACGCCCCGCTTCACGTCCTCCGGCCACGCCTCATCCCAGCGATCGACAGAGAACGCCCACGCCAGATAGGGCAGCAGATGCACCGGGCAGGTTTTCGGGTTCCACAAATCACGCAGGGGAACCGGCACGCGCTCCAGCTCGGCACACGCGGC